AACGAGGCTATCGAAACTGGCCTAATACCTGTGGTAGGACGCTCTAGAATCGGTGGAAAACTTTTAACACAAGATGATATCTTATCAAAAGCTGATATACTTACACCTGTTCCTGAACAGTTTAATGATAACAGCTACTGGTATGGTATCGGATAAAGGTGGCTGTGCCGCTTAATCAAATTACAAGGCTGTGCCTTAGAAGGAAATGAAATGACACCAGAAGAAATTGCTGCTAAAGAAGAACAAGATCGTTTAGCTGCTGCAGCTGCGGCTGCAACGTTGACCGATGAAGAAATGATTGCTAAAATGGTAGCTGATAAAGTTGAAGAACAACTCAAAACTATCAAGACAAATCTAGATAAAGCTTATGAAGCCCGTAATGCAGCTGAAGCGAAAGCAGCTGAGTTTGAACGTAAAGAACGTGAAGCTCAATTGGCAGCTTTAGAGGCAGAAGGTAAACATAAGGAAGCATACGAAATTCGTCTTGCGGCACAAGAAGCTGAATTAGCAACACTACGCAATCAAAATACGGCAATGAGTCGTGATGGCGCAGTGAATGATGCTTTGAAAGGTCTTGACTTCCGCAATGCGAAAGCATCTGAAATGGCATTCGCAGAAATTGTCAATCAGCTTGTCAAGAATGAAGAAGGTAAATGGGTACATCGAAGTGGTGTTCCAATAACGGACTTTGTTAGTGCATATGCTAAGCTAGAAGATAACGCATTCTTGTTTAAAGTTAAAGGCTCATCTGGCAATGGCTCTCAACAAAGCGCTGGCACACCTGCTGGCGGTTCAGGGGAGACCTCACTGTTCAAGAAATCCCAAGCTGAAGTCCTTAAAATGGCTGCAGAAGGAAAGTTTGGACATAAACAAAATTATTAAAGGAAATTAAATGCCAACAACTAACCTTGCAGGTGCATCAAACTTTGTATTACAATCAGCTATCTCGGCTTATTCCGATGAAGCTTACACAACTGCCAAGAAACTTTCTGGTACTGGTATTGTGGGTTCAAACCCTAATATTGACAAGAATACTGAAACCTTTATTGGTCAAGTACGCTGGTTCAAACCATTAAACCCTACTATTAACATTGCCAGCTTGACTGACTCTACTAATGGTACTGGTACAACTTATGCATCTGACTACAGCACTTATATTAAGTCTGTACGTACGCATGGTGCTACTCAAGTCAACTTGCAAACTATTGTTACGCAACAAGACGGTCTAGCTAAAATCGGTCGTGATTTTGCTGAGACACGCGCCCAAGACGAGCATAATGCCTTGCTAGCTGTCATGAAGGGTGTAGCTATATCTGAAGCTCTGAATGGCGCAGCTTCCGCATCTGGCGCTAATGGCCTTGGCGGTCAAACGTTTACAAATGATCCTACAGATAAGAAGTATGGCTTCTATGTAGACTTGGGTGCTTCTACCCCTGTTATTGCGGCTACAACTGCAATTCAAGGGGCTGGTCGTGCTGAAGGCTTCTTGAATGCTATGGGTATGGCATGGAAAGACTACGAGCCAGAGTATGCTTACTTGGTAGTATCGCCTGAAGTTATGGCTTCATTGCGTTCTGCTAACTTAGTAGATGATATGACTGTATCTGAAGCTAACGTCAACTTCAATACAATCTTCGGTGGTAAATTCCGCTTGCTACAAACTCGTGCATCGCAAGGTTTCAGTTCATCTCAATTGACAAAGCTTAATACTGGTACGGGTATTGACATCGTTGGTACTAAGACTTCCTTTATTGTTCTTCCAGGCTCTATCGCTATGGAAGCTTTGGATGTTCCAGTACCTACTGAAATCTACCGTGATGGTCGTGCTTACAAGGGTGGTGGTTCTACAGATATCTGGTATCGTTGGGGCTATGTCGCTCATCCAGCTGGTTACGATTGGACGGGTGCTACTACTGCATTCCCTTCAGATTCTGATTACCAATCTGCTGTCGAAGGTGGTACACCTACAGCATTGACATCTGTTGTCTCAGGTACTTTAGCTTCAACCACAGGTGTGTGGAACCGTAAGGCTTCTTCTGCATTATCTCTGGGCATCTTGCCAGTTTTCCACTCTTAATCTAGGGGGCACTAATGGCTTTGACTAAAGGCGTAAATTCTTATGCGGATGTCACCGACGCTGATACCTACTTTGCTGATAGATTAGACGCAGCAGCTTGGACAGCGGCTGATGTAACTGCTAAGTCTCAAGCCTTGGTGACAGCTACAGGTGTTCTTGAAAACATGTCTTGGACAGGTGTAGCTATGAGTCAGACTCAAGACTTAGCTTTTCCTAGGTACGGCACTTATTTTGATCCTCGCATAGGCGCACGAATAGATATAGGAGATTCTACTCCTCCTCGTGTCTTCACAGCTTCTATAGAGCTAGCTTACCACTTTCTTAACAATGACGGAATTCTTGACAATACGGGAACCGTCAAAGATATCGAGGTGGGATCTATTAAACTCACTGAAGTTATAGCTCCTAATCTAATACCAGGAATAGTAAAACGGCTGATAAAGCCATTACTTGTGAATGCTGGGGCTAACTCTTGGTGGAGGGCTAATTAATGAGCTATGATGCTTTGATTAGGAGTAAGGTAAGAAAAGCTTTTTCAGCCGTAGGCGATATAAAGACTATAGTAACTCTGTCTCAAAAAGCAACAGCATCTTTTGACTTTAGTACTGGCTTGGCTACAACAGGCGCTTCTACGATTAAAACCGTTGAGTGTATTGTATCAACACGCAAGAAAGAAGCTAATAGGACAATAGGCGCTCAAACACAACAGTTATCGATGGATTCGCAAATGCAACTGCTTTTCAAGGCCGATGATATAGATGATGTTACAAGCTATGATACAGTAACGATGCCAGATGGCAAAGTTTGGAGCTTAATCCTGCCATTTGAAACAGATGGTTATCTCGTGACAGCTACTGTCAGTAAAGGGACATAATGGGTAAGTATACAACTGTAAAAAGCTTAGTATATTCTATATTTGCATCAGCAGAATGGAAAGCTGAAGCTATTGAAACATTTCCTGAAAACTTTACAGGCACTTCGGTGGGGAATGAATACATTCGAGTTATAATACTCACTAGTGGAGAAACACCTGTAAACTCCACTAGATCTGTAGCTGGTCAATTAATGATAGATATATTCGTACCTGCAGGGGTTGGCTCAGACAGAGCTACTCAAATTGCAGATAAACTAGATAAATATCTAGCAGGGCAAAGTAGGAATTCTGCACCTAACGGAAACGTTCAGTTTGGAACTAGTACTATGTCAAGTATAGGGAATGATACAGCTAATGTTAATCTGTATCGTTTCTTGTACTCACTATCTTTTAATTACTTTGGAGTATAAAAACACATGGCACATATTACATCAATCGGCGCTGGTCTCTTTTCCGATCTAGCAGTTGCAGTACCTTCAGTAGCGCCTAACTTTGCTACACTTGACACTGCGGCTGAGTTTCAAGCGTTGTACACAACTGAAATTAACTCTGTAGGTGGTACAAAGGGTATTGGTACATTCACACGCATTAAGAACGTTCGTACATTCCCTGCGATGGGTACACCACCTAACGTTGTCAAAGTACCTACATATGGTCAGAAGACCTCTCAACAGATTCAAGGCCAATCTGATGCTCCTAATATGGAAATCACGTTGAACTTTGTCGCATCTGACTGGGCTAAAGATGTAGGTAACATCCTTGGCAATATGGTGAGTGATGGTAACCAGTATGTATTTCGCTTTACTTTACTTAACTCACAGCCTACAGGCGTTGATGCGACTCAGTATGCATCTACTGCAACTGGTCTGGGTTCTGTTCAGAACAGCCAATACTACTGGGTTGGTAAGGTCGAAGCTTTGTTAGTAACACCGCAACTGACGGACTCTAACACTGCTACTGTCACTATCACTCTGCAATCAGCGTTCTACGGTGCTTACACCATCTAATATGTAATTTGAGGGGAGTACGTGGGTGCGGCTGCCCTACTCTTAAACAACCCACGGCCACAAAGGATGGGTGTCCCTGATAAAGGAAACTAATGAAATCTAATAATGACCCCAAACCCTTCAGTATTTCTTATGTGCTAGATACCACAACTAAGCACATGCGTAAGAGTATTGATATCAGCATAGAAAAAACATTCGACAGAATTGCTGAATTTGATGGTAATCAGAAAAAATCAGAGGAAGTCTTCAAAACACTTGCAGCATTACATGGCTTGCGAAAACAGTTAGAAGAGTTCCAATCACTTAATGCAGAACTATTTGCAAAAGTATGACTGCAAAATTTAGTTTAAACACAATAAAGGAAGATATCAAAATGGCAAATCGCTTTATCGGCACAAAAGTGTCAAAGAAATCCAAATTCATGGGAACAGAATTGGATATCAATAAACTTACTGTTATGCAAGTTTTAGAAATTCAAGAATCAGCAAAGAAGATTGATACATCGAATGAAAAAGATAACATCGATTTACTGATGTTTGTGGTACGTGCAGGCGCACCTGAACTGCGAGATTTGACAGATGAGGAAATTTGTGATTTCCCTATGGACGAGTTGTCTGGTTTGTCCAATGAAATTTTGAAGTATTCAGGCCTTACGACACCAGCTTCAAGTAAATAATGTTAAGCCCGGAAGAGTTAGAAATCTTTGAGTTAGCGCATCATCTCCGAATGCCCGTTTATAAGCTTTTAGAAGAAATGCCTTATGACGAGTTCGTAGGATGGTTCGAGTACTTTAAGGTAAGACCTTTCGGCTGGCGTGAAGATCACCGCGTATCAATGCAGTTATCTGCGGCGGGAGTCTCCGCTAAAGCTAACGAGCTATTTCCGAGCTTAGCTGCAATGATGAAACATGGAAAAGATGAAGCTGATGTGGCAAGTACGCTAAAAGCCTCAGCGATGTTTAGTATGATGCTTACCTCTAAAGGTGATAAGCCTGATTTCTTAGGAGCTTGATATAACTACTAAAATGAGTTTTACTAATATTGACAGCTTCTTCAAAGACGCTGAAGCTAAATTAGAGCTAACTGTAAATACAAACTTAGTAACAAAGTCTAGCTCAATGCTACGAGAGTTAGAAGAAGCTACACCTGTAGACACAGGGCTTGCAAAAGCTTCGTGGACTGAAGAAATTCATACACAAAATGATGGAAAGAAAGTAGCAATACTTCGCAACAGTGTGCCTTACATTCAAAGACTTAATATGGGATCTTCTAAACAAGCTCCTAAATATTTCATAGAACGTATTGCATTAAAATACGGTAAACCTTTAGGGTCTATCGTTAAAGTAAATTAAACTACCCAGATGCTAATTGCATTTGGGTTTTTAACATAAGGGGAATATATGTCTTTAGAACTAAAGGTTGTATCAAACTCCGCCCAAGCCCAAGCAGACCTAGCTAAGCTGCGAGCGTCCGTTGAAGCTATACAATTAACAGCAACAACTGCGGGATCCTCAATTAAGACGATGTTTTTCGGTCTTTCAACTGCAGCGGCTGCCTTTGGCGGTGTAGCAACTTTCATAAAGTATTCCGATACTTTGAGTAATATTCAATCTAAATTAGTGTTAGTAACCAATTCTCAGACAGCTTTAAATAAGGCTATGACTGATTCTAAGAACATTGCGTTAGCTACACGCACTTCTGTAACAGAAGTTTCAGAGCTATACGCTAAGCTTTCGCTGTCAGCAGCTGGCCTTGGCGTTACTAATTCACAAATAGCTTTAGTAACACGCAGTGTAGCACAAGCTATGACTATCTCAGGCGCAGGTGTAGCCGAAAGCCAGGCAGCTATAATGCAGCTAGGACAGGCTTTAAGTTCTGGTATTTTACAAGGCGATGAGTTGCGCTCTATCTTAGAGAATTCACCCGCGTTAGCACGCGCAATTGCCGATGGCTTACATGTCTCATTTGGACAATTAAGATTACTAGGGGCAGCTGGTAAATTAACTTCGGAAGAAGTTTTTAAAGCTATCCTTTCACAGACGGATGTATTAGATGCGAAATTCAAGAAAGTTTCCGTAACTTTCGGCGGCGCATTTACAAACTTGAAAACATCCGCATTAGCATTATTTTCAGCCGTAGGTGGAGCATCTATTGGCGGTGGTCTAGCTTCATCTATTAATAATCTTGCTTTGTTCATTAATAATGTCGCGTCTAATTTCAACGGAATCGTTTTGAATATGCGCGTTAGATTCTTCTTATTTGCAGCGGATGTCCTTGAGATAGCTGACAATATTGGAAGTAGAATTGCTGGTCTCGCAGGTGGGATGGCACAAAAAGTAAGCTCTATCTTCTCTAGCTTTAAGTTTCCTAAAGTAACGATTAATATGATTTTTGATGATTTGGATAAATCATTGAATACTGTTATGAGTTGGATAAAGACTGTTGAACATGGTTTCTTCTGGCTGTATGACAGAGTTATTGGGCACTCTTGGATTCCTGACCTCGTAGACGGTGTTGAGCATTTTACGAAGAAATTGATGGGAGACCCGCTAGGTTATGTACAGAGTTTTGTGAAACGCGCTTCCGACATGTTTGAGTCGTTAGCTTCCAAGGTCTCTAAGATGTGGAAAGGTTTCTTTAATTCTATAAAATCTGAAGCTATAAGTATTCCTGCTGTAGCTGCTCAAGCTACAAGGTCTGGCGGCGGATGGGAGAGGCTACCTGCTAACAATGCTATCACATACTCTGATACTGGTAAACCAAAACCTACAGATTCTGCGCTATCGAGGCTTGGTGTATCAAATGCTGACTTTGCCCGTAATACAACACTTGTTGATTTTGCTATGGAGACGTCAAAGCACAATAATACTGTAGTAAACTTTTTGGAGTATATCAAGTACGGCTTTTCAAAGGTAGTGTCATTCTTTGACTTAATGGTACATAAATCTGGCATTGATAAAGTACTCCCATCTGAGGAATCTGGTTCTGCTTTTACAAACGGTAATGTTTTAAATGTTTTAATGGCAGGTGCTGGTGGATTACTAGCCTTAAGATTCTTTGGAACATTAAGCTCATTCTCATTATGGGGCAAAGTATGGGCATTTGCAATTCCAGGTCTCGTAGCTGCTATTTATAACACTTTTAAGGGCATTAAAACAGTCAAACCTCCGACACCTGCGCTTGAAGATACTAATACGTTTATTGGGAAAAGTATTGAAACAATACAGATGGCCTTTCATTCTTTTAAGAATAACATAGGTTTGCGTTCACCTAGCGAATTTATACCCAATCCTAATGCTAGCCCGCTTGCTGCTAAGGTTCCAATAGCCTTGCAGTTACCTTCAATAATCGCAGTAACAGGGTTGTTAGTAGCAGCTGTATTTGCCGCAGTATCTAGTACAGGTGTACGTGCAGCTTTATTGTACGCAATATCTTTAGCTTTCACAGGCGCAGTTGGAAGAATGTCTGACGGAAATGCCATGAACCGCATAACTACTAACATCTTGACAAGCGTGCTTGAAGCTCTTAAGGTGGCAACAGATTTGATATTCGGTAAAAACATGTTTGGTGATAGCATCGCGAAAACTTTAGTTCAAATAGCTAAGATAATGCTACTGTTTCAATCAGGCCGTGACATGCTATCAGGTATGGCTAAGAATTTCTTAACAGCTCCAGCGAGGATAGCTAGCGGCACTGCGACACACGTTGACAAAGCCCTTGTAGATCGTAGTATAAGTAAATTTGACTACAATAACAAAACTATATCAGATAATCTGACCTCTGCTTTGAAGACTGCAAGAGAGAATCGCACTGCAGCTTATAAAGACGCTGCGGACGCTAAGACCGACTGGATAGCGGCAAGGCCTGCTGATCGTAACAATACACGCCTAGACGCAACTGCTAATGCTGTAACTGCTAGTAAAGAAGTAGTTGATAATTTGAAGAAGCAGCAGAAAGCCCTAGAAGCTAACACAGGCGCATTAGAAGCACAAAGAGGTTCACTTGTAAAGCAAAGCGATGATCTTAAAAATATCATATCAGAGAGAAGAGCTGCCGCTAAAGAAGCCGTGATTTCAAATACTGGTAGTGTTGCAGGGGTATTCGGTACTTTAGCTGGCTACAATATAGGTCAAGAAATCGCAAGCGGTATGACAGACTACCCAGGGTGGGCTAAGGTCGGTGTAGTTCTAGCTTCCGCGCTTACTGGTCAAGCAATTGCTTCTGGTATAGGAGTTTCGTTAGCTGCGATATTCCTTGCGCTAACTAAGAAGTATGGAACTATCTTACTAGAAGCAGCCACTGCCGCTGCAGGAGCTGTCTATTCAGCTTTCGTAGGTATCGGTGCTACTATTGCAGCTGCGCTAGGCATATCTGTTACAGCCGTTGCTGCAATAATAGGTGCTGCGATATCAGCTGCACTTGCTGTTTGGTGGAAGTGGGATGATATTAAAGCATTATTTACAGGTAAAATTGGATTTGTAGAGTTAATGATTAAATGGAAAGACGAGCTAATTTCAGGGTTTAATGGCTTTATAGCGAAGCTCAAGGAATGGAATCCATTCGCTAATAAAGATAAAGAAGCTCCGAAGCAAGCAGCTCCAGCGTATTCTCCACCGCCTCTCAACGAAACTCCTAAGACGTTAAATGAGGCTCGTAATAGAATATCAACTGTAAGCGAGAGTCTGAATGGCGCAGGCGCATCTAAGCCTTATATGGAGATACCTGAGATAGTTAAAGGCGTCATGATTAAGACCGACGTGACACTGCATATACCGCCTGCTGTTAATATCAAAGAGCAGCTAAGGTACCTTCTAGACCAGCAGTTAGTGCTAGATCATAAACCAACATCGGGTGAGGCTAACGCAAATAAAATTGCTTCTACTACATTTGCACCTGATATTGATAAAGATAAATATAGATCTTATGCTGCCAGCAAGAGCAAAATGCTTGGAGTAGACCCCGCGCTAGCCTTAGCTATATTTCAGCAAGAGTCTGGATTTGTTCCTACTGCAGATGCTCATTTGCATTTTGCTAACTCTCATGCCTATGGTATATCACAGTTCCAGCCAGATACTGCGAAAGGGATGGGGTATTCTCCTGATGATCGTAAGGATCCCTACAAGAGTATAGACATGGGTGTAGAGTTGCTTAAAAGACTTACTGATAAATTTCACGGTGATACTCAATCAATTATTGCTGCATACCACCATGGTGAAAACTCTAACATACTTTCTAGTGGCTCTTTAGATGTCACTAAGCTTGTAGGTAAGAGTTACGCAGAGCTCCGCGACTATTTAATTAAAGTTGGGCATAATATGAAAGGTGTTACTGTAAGTGTATTCGACAGGATCGCTAAATCAGTAAATGACCTTAAGCCTAAACCTATAACTACGCCTACGTTTAAAGAGACAATAGATTCAGTTACTAAAACTAGTGATGCAGTAGTAGCAATAAACGAACAGTTAAAAGCTATGGGACTTGATTTAATTGATAACTTTAATGGAATAGATGTTAATAAGCTGAAGACTCTATCAGATCAAATAGAAGCCTGGAAAGCTGTAAAAGAATCTTCTGCAAAGTTACCTGACAAGGGCGCAAGTCTTTGGTCGCAGAATGAAGTTAATACAGCGAGGGCTGCTGTATCTGCCACTAGCACTAATATAGCTGCAGATAAGCAATCTTCAGATACCGAAAATGCAATCGCTCCTTTTAAGACTTCAATAGCCAATGTTACTACAGCTTCTCAAGCTTTATTATTGATAAATAACGAGTTAAAGTCAATGGGCTTGAATTTAGTTGAAGATTTCAAAGATTTGAAAACATCTGATTTGAGTGAAATCGTTGAAAAGATATCTGAGTTTAAGCAGGTAGCGGCTAGAAGCAGAAATACTCCCTTGCTTTCACTATGGTCACGTGGTTTGCAGAGTGACTTGAAATCAGACCTCGCTAGTAAAGTAAAAGCATTGGCAGCTGCTAAAGAAGAAGCTGAGGCTCTTCTCAATAAAGATCATTCTCCAGAAGCTCTTAAAGCTGGTACTGCATTCCAAGACACAGCTAGTAGTACCATGATTTCAAGTTTTCAAGATCTTGCAAAGGGTAAGACAAGCGTAAGAGAAGCTACAAACCTTTGGGTTAATACATTCACCAATGGCATTATTGACAACACCGTATCGTCATTCTTTACAGCGCTCGACAAGGGTTTTGACATTACTAAGAAGATAGGCGCGAAGATCACTGAGCAATTTGATTTCGGTAAAATGATGGGAGAAACAATTGTATCTTGGTTCTCAAAAGGTGTACCTAAAGTAGCTGGAGATATTAAAGCACCAGCACCTACGGGCATTCTTGGAAAGGCCGCAGATTGGCTTAATGGCGCTCCGTCTTCGGATAAGCTAGATAATAAGTCGGCGTCAGATGTTGTTTGGTCTAATGGCGTCAGTGACTTTAGTACTAGTGTTCAGAACTTTTCAAGTGCTATTCAAAGTATGGGCGTAGGTAACACTAGCAATTCTATGCCAACTGGATTGAAGCAAGATGGTACAGCAACTATAGAAACGTCATCCTCTTCGCTGTTCGACGCTGCTACTCCTCCAGCAATGAGTATTGATCCAGCTTCTGTGAATAGCTTGACTACAGGCTTTGATGGGGCGGGTTTAAAGGATGCTACTGTAGTAGGCACTGACAAAATTAGCTCTAATGTCCTTGGCTTGAATTTCAATACTGTAGCAGGCTTCGCAGGACTTGGAATGGCAATAGCAGGTCTGTCAGGCGGAAACTCAACTATGAGCTGGATAGGTTTAGCTGTATCAGCTTATTCCGCATACTCCAGCGCCGTTAAAGTGCCTGCGCCAGCTGTACATGCTGCAACTGGCGGATATATTTCAGGCGAGGGCACAGGAACTTCCGACAGTATTCCCGCAATGTTATCTAACGGTGAATTTGTTGTAAATGCCAAGGCTACTAAGATGCATTTCGGGCTATTAGATTCCATCAACAAAGGCTCTGTAAAGAAATTTGCAACTGGCGGTATAGTTAATGGTCTCAGAGGATTTGCACCTGTCGGGCTAATTGATATGCCTAAAAGCCATGATTTAAGCTCTAAGAGGCATCCTACAAAGAGTTCACAATCTGTATTTAACATAAACATAACTGGTGATGTAAGTAGCCAGACTCGCACGGAAATCCAGAAAATGATCCCGATGATAGCAACAGGTGTTAATATGCATAATTACGAACAAGGTAAACGTTAATAAATGCCGCGCATAATTACTAAAATTTGTATAGCGGCAATTTCTAAGGAGATATAAATGATATATGGAATATTGAAAAATTCTACAAACACAGGCTTAGATTCTGAGATTGCATCTGTGTTTATTGTGCCTCTCAGAGTAACAAGTAACCAGCCTGATTACGTGCAAGACGCAATAAATTTAAAACGAAAAGCAAGCTCACAAAATGTGCAAAGATGGGAAATCGAAGCTTCCATAGCGCAGTCTGCAGGGGATCCAACGATGCTAGTGCATGGTGTTTTAAACGGTCATCATAAGATATTCCCAATAAGAATGCCGCAGGTCGCTATTTTGAAAACAACTACTAATACCGTTACACTTGCAAATGACATTGTAGCAGGCTGTACAACATTAAATATTATAGGAGCAGCCAGTCTTGTGGCTGGTGAATTCTTTAACTTAGGGTCTGACCCTAAGGTATACTTAGTAACTGATGGTGGAAGCGGGGGTACTGGTGTGATGTTCGAACCAAGGCTTAGAAAGAATGCTATTGCAGGAACAGCATTCAAGCTAGGCGCTGTTACTATGCAGGCACGCTACGATACTAATTCACAAATAGGTATTCTATATAATGACGGCATTCTAAGTGAACCTGGAAGTATTACATTTGTGGAGGATTTAGCATAATGCGAATTTTCAGTGCTAACGTTAAATTACTTTTACAACAGGAAGAGGTATTAACTTTCTACTTAGTTAAAATTGAAACAACTAGTAGTACGCTCCTAGACACAACAGCCGCGTACCCAATCAACATACCAGCATTAGGTACATTCAGCCCTAGCAATGGATTGCTTACAGTAGAGCCTCCTAAGCTGTCTTCAGTTGTAGATAGGGAAGTCTATAAACTTATCTATATTGACCCTGAATTTGAGAAAATAGCTTTGTTTGAAGCAATTCTTACTGGTTCCAAAGCTACAGTGTATGTGGGCTTCTTTAACTCAACTACCACAGTTCTTGGAGGTGCGTTGCCAAACGAACCTTTGACTAATTTAGAAGATTTGATAGTAGCCTATGAAGGTGTTGTAGACACCCAAGGCTATGCTATAGAGCCTAGCGCTGGAACAGTAGTAGCTGCAATCGAGTGTTCAAGTCCTGTTGCAAGTCTAGGCCTTATTAAACACTTTACGACATCGAAGAATGAAATGCAACAAATCAACCCTAACGATACATCTTTCGACCAGATATACACAGGCTCTTCTAAAGTGAGAAGACTTTGGGGGAAAGCTTAATGTTTAGCGCAGGTAATTTACAAAAGATGTCTTCATTAGCTAAGCCTAGAGTGTCTCCTCCTGCGTTAATTGCATATAACAATCTTATGCGAACGGGAGGTGATACTATTGCTAAGATTGAAAATTTGGAAGTACTAATGTCTAAAGAGCCCCAAGTTGAAATGGAGTTGAACCACTACTTTGGTGAAAATGTTTATGTTAGGGAATTATTCTTTAAAGCAGGAACAATAGCTACTGGAGGTGTCCAGAAACTACATCATGTAAGTATTATGCTTAGCGGTCACATGACTATATGGACTCCTGATAAAGGTGTTCATGATGTATTTGGTCCATCAATAACTGAAGTATCACCTGGTATGAAACGCGCAGGCTATGCCCATACCGATACACACTGGATTTGCGCTTATGGTATACAGAATCCTGAGCAATATCATGCGGATGAATTGATTGATATATTAACATTTAAGAAGTACGGTGATTACACCAAATTCATTAATGAACACACATTAAACATAGGAGAATAATTATGGTAGTAGCTGTATCCGCAATCGCGGCTTATCTGACAATTTCAGTAGCAA